TGTCCTAGTTTTTGGCCTGTTAGCAATACTACTGAGTAGTTGCGCTGCTGGTGTAAAAGTTTTAGAGAGTTACAGTATAGAAAAGAAAAGAGAACCTCTAGCGTTAGAGAATCCTGCTCCTTTAGAATTACAAGATATTGATTGGATTATTATTACAAAAGATAACGCTGAAGAAGTGTTTGAAAAAATAAAAAACGATAAGAATGGAGACTATGCTTTGTTTGCATTAACTGATACAGGTTATGAGAAGTTAGCACTTAACTTTGCAGACATACGAAATAAATTAGCACAGCAAAGACAAATTATATTATCTTATAAAGAATATTATGAATCTGAAAATACAGAGTCAGAATAAGGATAAATATAAACATGTCAGACTTAGAAAAACTTAAAACCGATATAGCATTACTAAAGAAAGACGCTAAGACTGGTGAGCTTATTCACTCAAGATTAGAAGTCGCTGTAGATAAACTTACTGAAATTACCATATCATTAAAAGGTATGATTGTTAATCAAGAACAAAAATTAACAAGAGCAGAACAAACAGATGATGATATTTTCGTTACTTTAGAGTCTCGAAGAAAAGAATGGGATACTGACCTCAAAGATTTACACTCCAGAATCACAACAAATACTAAAGATATTATGGGTGCTGCAGCTGCTCAACACACAGAACAAAATAAAGAAATACAGAAAATCAAAGATGAACTACAGGCAAGAGTAGGCGTATTAGAGAAATGGCGTCATGTTCTTATAGGTGGTTCTATTATTATTGGACTAAGTATGTCTAATCCTGATAATCCTATATTTAAAATGTTCTAAGTGCTTGACTTCACCCGAGAGACCTGTTATAATGTGTACATATGTCCTCTTATATTGATATCAAGTTTCTCAATCTTCTCTCAACAAGATTAGAAAAATTTAAAAGAAAATCAGACTTCTTATTTAACTTTAGATGTCCTCATTGTGGTGATTCCAAAAAATCATCATCAAAGGCCAGAGGTTTTGCTTATCGTAAAAAATCTGATATGTTTTTTAAATGTCATAATTGTGGCATGGGTCAAACACTAGGTAATCTAATTAAGTTTTTAGACCCTACTATGCATAAAGAATATATCTTTGAGAGATTTAAAGATGGTAAAGTACAAGAAGAAAAACCAGAGTTTGATTTTACACCATCTAAAACATTAAAAAACAAAACTGCTTACGAAAGAATACTAGACGAGTTAATAAGTTTTGATAAATTAGTACAGACACACCCAGCAAAACAGTTTGTCTACAAAAGATTGATACCTAAAGAACATTGGGATAAGTTTTATTTTTGTCCTAAATTTTATGAATGGACTAATAGCATTGTACCTAATAAGTTCCCTAGTTTAAGAGATGACCACCCTAGAGTTGTAATACCTTTCTATGATAGAGCAGGTAATTTTTTTGCTTTTCAAGGTCGTTCATTTGGTAAAGAACAACCAAAGTATATTACAATTAAGTTTGATGAAACAAAACAAAAGATATATGGTCTTGAAAGGTTAGATTTAAATAAACCTGTGATGATAACTGAAGGGCCTATTGATAGTTTATTTTTAGATAATGCTATTGCACTTGCAGGCGCTGACGCAGATATAAAAATTAATCATGAACAATGTACAATGATATTCGACAATGAACCACGCAATAAAGAGATTGTGAATCGTATGATAAATGCTGTTGATAAAAACTTTAATTTGGTCGTATGGCCAAAGACATTGAGATACAAAGATATTAATGATATAATTATTTCAGGAAAGACATCAGCAGAGATACAAACTCTTATAAGTAATAACACACACAGCGGACTTACAGCATTACAACATATAAACAATTGGAAAAGGATTTAATAGATGACCTCTAACGTAGAAATAAATGTAACAAAAAGAAACGGTAGGGGGAAAGAGTCCTTGAATATCGACAAGATTCATTCAATGGTTGGATTTGCAACAGAGGGTCTTACAGGGGTTAGTGCTTCTCATGTTGAGATGAATAGTGGGTTACAATTCTTTGACGGCATATCAACAAATGATATACAACAAATTTTAATTAAGTCAGCAAATGATTTAATAAGTTTAGATAATCCTAATTATCAATTTGTTGCGGCTAGATTACTATTATTTTCACTTCGTAAAAATTTATTTCACAGATTATGGGAACACCCAAATTTTATAGACCACATTAAAAAACTCGTTGATTCAGGATTGTATGACAAAGGTATATTAGAAAGTTATACTGAAGCAGAGATTGATAGAATGGGTATGTGGGTTGACCATGAAAGAGATTATAGTTTTACTTATGCAGGATTAAGACAAGTCATGGATAAGTACCTAGTACAAGATAGAAGCAATGGTGAGATTTTTGAAACACCACAGTTTATGTATATGATGATATCTGCTACATTATTCGCAAAGTATCCAAAAGAAAGTAGATTGCAATATGTCAAAAAATACTATGATGCAATCAGTAGATTTAAAATTAATATTCCCACGCCTGTTATGGCAGGTGTTCGTACTCCTCTTAGGCAGTTTGCGAGTTGTGTATTGGTTGATAGTGATGATACTCTTTCTAGTATCTTTAGTTCCGATATGGCTATTGGTCGTTATGTTGCCCAAAGAGCAGGTATTGGTATCAATGCAGGAAGAATTAGAGGAATCAATTCAAAAATTCGTGGCGGTGAGATACAACATACTGGTGTCATTCCTTTCCTTAAAAAATTTGAAGCAACGGTTAGGTGTTGTACACAAAACGGAGTTAGAGGAGGTTCAGCAACAGTTCACTTCCCAATCTGGCATCAAGAAATAGAAGATATACTTGTTTTAAAAAATAATAAAGGTACAGAGGATAATAGAGTAAGAAAACTAGACTACTCTATACAAATATCTAAATTGTTTTATGAAAGATTTATTAAAGATGAAGATATAACTTTATTTTCTCCACATGAAACACCTGGTTTATATGAAGCATTTGGTATGCCAGAGTTTGATGAGATGTATGAAAAGTACGAAAGAAAAACATCAATCAGTAAAAAGAAAATTAGAGCTCAAACTCTATTCATGGACTTATTAAAAGAACGAGCAGAGACAGGTCGTATTTACATTATGAATATTGACCATTGTAATACTCACTCATCATTTAAAGATAAAATTTATATGTCTAATCTATGTCAAGAGATTACATTACCAACAACACCTATAAAACATATAGATGACCCTGATGGTGAGATTGCTTTATGTATTCTATCTGCTATCAATCTAGGTTTAATAAAAGAGAAAGATGAATTAAAAGACTTATGCGATTTATCTGTAAGAGCACTAGAAGAAATAATTGATTATCAAGAGTATCCAGTAGAAGCTGCAAAGAAATCTACACTTGCAAGAAGAAGTTTAGGTATTGGTTACATAGGTCTTGCTCATTTCCTTGCAAAAAACAAAGTTAAATATGATGACAAAGAAGCATGGAAACTAGTTGATGAAATTACAGAGGCATTTCAATACTATCTATTGAAGGCAAGTAATACATTAGCGAAAGAAAGAGGTGCTTGTGAATACTTTGATAAGACTAAATATAGTGATGGCATTCTACCAATAGATTCATATAAAAAAGATGTTGACGATATCGTCAATAGAAAGTTAAGTTATGATTGGAATTCTCTTAGAAAGGATATCAAGGAAAGTGGATTACGACACTCGACACTATCGGCCCAAATGCCGTCAGAGAGTAGTTCGGTTGTCTCAAATGCTACGAACGGTGTTGAACCGCCTCGTGATTATCTTTCAATTAAAAAAAGTAAAAAAGGAACACTCAAACAAATAGTTCCTGATTACAACCGACTAAAGAATTTCTACACATTATTATGGGACATGAAAAGTAACGAAGGTTACATTAATACAATTTCTGTTATGCAGAAATATTTTGACCAGGCAATAAGTGGAAACTGGAGTTACAATCCAGAGAACTATAAAGACGGCGAGGTGCCGACTTCGGTAATGGCAAATGACTTATTAACTACATATAAGTTAGGTTGGAAAACTTCATATTACCAAAATACATATGACGCAAAATCAGATGTAGATGACCCATCACATTCAGTTGGTTGGCATGATGATGTAAAAGATAATACTAAACCTATAGAGGAATTTAAAACAGATGACCAAGATGAAGAATCATGTGAGGCGTGTACAATATAATGTCTAAAACATTCAATACAAAAAAAGTAGATTGGCTAAAACAACCTATGTTCTTTGGCGAAGAACCTAATACACAAAGATATGACCAACAGAAATATCCTATTTTTGAAAAATTAAATCAACAACAGTTAGGTTTCTTTTGGCGACCAGAAGAAATATCTCTACAAAAAGATAGAAACGATTTTCAACAATTAACAGATGAACAAAAGCATATCTTTACATCTAATCTAAAGTATCAAACACTATTAGATAGTGTACAAGGTCGTGGACCATGTCTGGCATTTCTACCATTTTGTAGTTTACCTGAATTAGAATCCATGTTAGTTGCATGGGACTTTAGTGAGACAATACATAGTCGTTCTTATACTCACATAATGAAGAATGTTTATTCAGACCCAACAGCAGTATTAGATACTATTATTGATACACCTGAAATTATGGAAAGGGCAAAAACTGTAACCGAAGCATATGATAAGTTTATAACTTATGCACATCAATATCGTTTATTTGGTAAAGGCAACCAGTATGAATTAAAGAAACTATTATATCTGACACTAATAAATGTGAATATACTAGAGGGTATTAGATTTTATGTTTCATTTGCTTGTTCGTTTGCATTTGGTGAATTAAAACTTATGGAAGGTTCTGCTAAGGTTATATCTCTAATCGCTAGAGACGAAAATTTACATCTTGCAGTATCACAAAACATTATAAATAACTATCGTAAAAAAGAAAATGATAAAGAAATGCTTAAAATTATGAAAGAATGTGAACAACAAGTTTACGATATGTATGATACAGCTGTTCAACAAGAAAAAGATTGGGCAAAGTATTTGTTTAATCAAGGCTCTATGATTGGTCTAAATGATGTATTACTAAATCAGTATGTAGAATATATGGCAAACAAGAGAATGAAGGCAATTGGTCTAAACGCTGTTTATGACCAACCCGCTAATCAAAACCCACTACCTTGGACCCAACATTGGTTGAATAGTAGAGGACTTCAAAATGCACCACAAGAAACTGAGATAGAAAGCTATATCGTTGGTGGTATAAAACAAGATGTTGAAAAAGAAACATTCAAAGGATTTAAACTATGACAAGAAACCCCAACTTAAAAACTGTATGTGAGAATTGCTCAGCCACATACATAGTAAAACATGATTTACCAGAAGATTATATAGAGCAATTTTGTCCATTCTGTGGTCATGAACACGAAGAAGTTGAAGATACGGTAACAGATATTGATGACAACTGGGACTAAATGGACCTATGAGGGTAAAGTAGTTGAAGAACTTCCAGAAGGTTGTGAGGCTTTTGTTTATCTAATAACAAATCTGGTTGACCATAAAAAGTATGTGGGTAAGAAGTTAGCAAAATTCAAAACTACAAAGAAACCACTTAAAGGTCGAAAGAATAAAAGAAGAGGCACAAAAGAAAGTGATTGGAAAACTTATTGGGGTTCAAACTCCCACTTAGTTGATGATGTACTTAGACTAGGTGAACATAGATTTACCAGAGAAATCCTATACTATTGTCCTACTAGGGGTGTTGCAAGTTACTTAGAAGCACAAGAACAATTTGAGAGAAAAGTCTTAGAAACTGATGAATATTATAACGGTATTATCAATGTTCGTATCGGTGGTTCAAGTATTTTAAGAGAATCCCTCAAAAATAAACTGAAATAATTCCAATTAATTCCAATTAATTTATAAACCCCTGATTTTACTACCTTTTTTAGTCCATTTTTATTGGAATAATGCTTGCATTACACTCTGTTTTGTTGTATAATATATGTATATTATGAAAAAAAGTGAGAAAATAATGGAATATAATGATGTGTTTTTAATGAAAGCGTGGGACCATGAGAACAATGTTCAAGTGGCAACTGAAGGTACTTACAAAGGTGAATGTGACCATCCTGATTTAGGGACAATGGTGTTCGTTGAATTTGCGAACAAAGACTGTCATCAGGAAGATTTGTATAGCGATGAGAAAGAAGAAACAGTAGAAATGGGTGGTCAAGATTTTTTCAAACGAATCATTCGTCCTGTTTCAACCAATAACCCTGTTGATGCACCATTAACATTTGGTGATTTAGGGCAATACGCTCACGAAGAAAGTCAGGCTACATCTTAATGATTTCCACTAGTAAAAGTTAATGAAAAAAGACTTGTTTTTACCTTACTTTTACGATATAATAGCTACATAAACAATTGAAAAGGATACTACATTATGAACATTATGAAAAAATTTAAATTATATCAAATACATACGACAGAAGAAGAAGACAACCTTATCAATGCAGAAGGTCATGACGCTGTTCCTAAACATAAAATGCATTTAGATATGACTTTTCGAAAACAAGAAGACACAGGTGCTATTGCAAAACAAGCATTTGACTTAGGTTATTATTCTCATGTTAGTAATATTATTGCTAAGAGTTTTGAGGGCGTCTTTTCTGTGGGCAACATGGGACCCGAATCACAAATCGAAAGATTTGCTGATTGTAATATGTATTCTGTAAGTGTTGGCGATATTGTTGAAGATGAAGATGGCAACAAATCTGTTGTTGCCGGTATGGGGTTTAAGGAGGTTGCGTAATGTTTAAATTGACAAAGTTATTAATTGCAATCTATCTAGTCTTCTATTGCTTTTTTTATTCTTTATCTGCTTTAGCTCATGACTATAACGAGGCAGTTGTTGGTCATGTAATTCAACAAGAAGTGCAAGGTAATTCAGTTGACTCATCTGTATTCGAGGCAGAAATGCAAAGGGTTGGTCACAGGTATTCTTTAGAAATGATATCTGTTTTACAAAAATATTTACCATCTATGTTAGATAGTATTTCAGCAGAGTTGAGAGCAAAAGCAGATAAGAATTATAAATGTGCTTTACAATCAGATGAATATAAAAATAAGGACTGTAAATAATGTTTCATGTAGTTTATTCTAGACACTATTGGGACCATCAAAATGGCAGTTATGGTACATTCCCAAATACTTATACTCTATACAGAAATGTAACATATTCTCAAATAGAGATTATGCAAAATAAATGTGCTGAGCTAAAAGTAAATGCTGATAAAGTATATGCTGACTATGAAAGTAAACAAGATTGCAAATCGGATCCTGAAC